ATGTTCCGTAAGACGCAATGATAATTGCGTTTGATTCTTTTTCTGTGATGGCACGTATACTTTCTCTGGTATCGGCATCGGTTCCTCCAAATACAAAAAATACTCGACGACCTTTAGCGACTTTACTGTTCACTAAATCATAGAGTATTTTACCATGTTTTTCCACAAAGCTAAACAGGACAAGCGAGTTTCCTTCCAGCGATAAGGCAAGGTTTGATATGAAGTTATTTCGTTTATTATTCTGAGTAATGAAGTCCATCTCGTCATGGTATTTGACTTCCTTCTGAGCTTTACGAGTCAGCTCACTATACTTGAGTACTAGTATCTTTATTTCTAGATCGGACAATGTGTTGCCGTCTATTAGCTGCTTGGTCTTTACAAAGGACTTGACTGTGCCAAACAGGCCTTCTAATACTAACTTATGTGTCTCGGTGCCATCTAGTGTTCCAGTAAAGCCAAACCTGTACTTGCAATCGCTTAGTCTTGTCATGATAGTAGTAAGCGACTTTGCTTTGAACAAGTGTGCTTCGTCCCCTATCACTACATTAAACTGATCAAACCATTTCTTTGGCATCTTGTATATTGACTGCCAGGTAGTGATGGTTATGTTCTCATCAATAAACTCTTTATCAACACCTGCGCTGATCAGCTTGCATTCATCCTTATATCCATAGTCCTTAAAGTCGCTGTACATCTGCCGTACTAATGATACAGTAGGTACAATTACTAGAGTCTTCTCGTTGTAGAACTTAGACAGTAGATAGATGATCAGAGACTTACCAGATCCAGTAGGTGATAGAATCATCGATCTGTTATTACGAACACAATGCGTAAATGCTTCTAGCTGATACTTACGTGGTTCAAATGGCAGGTTAATCTCGCCCGAGAACTCTGCTGCTTCTTGGAATGAGAACTCTTCTTGCAGTTCTAGGTTAGAGCTAAACTCAATATCATAATCTCTCTCATCACAAAAGCTCTTTAGGTAGGGGAGTAGTCCAACGTACAATCCGTTATTGCGATTGTTAAACAAACGGATCCGGCCATCCCATTGCCTTCTCTTAAAAGCAGGCATGAACTTATACCCAGTCGCAAAGAATGAAAAGAACTCATTCAGCTCCTGAGCAATACCCTGGTTACAGTTGACCTTCAAGAAGGTCTCATTCACTTTCTCAATTACTAACAATTCTCTATACGCCGAACTGGGTGAGTTTCCTCCAGTTGATAGCTGCATTAATATGGAAGCCTCTATTGTTTATGCTTTTCATAATATCTTCCAATAACGAAACTACTTGTTCTTGATACACCATGCGGGTAACAAGATCAATCATCTCCCGATCGCCTTCAATGTATTGAGCTAGGTCTGCCTTGAGAACATGCTTCTCCCAAGGGTCACGTCCAATGTTGTTGAGGTCTTCTGGATTATTCAATTCACCACGATAATATTCACTCAACACTTTGTTGAGCGTCTTATATTGAATCTTATATTTTTTAAGTCTGAGCTTCTGCTCATAGAAGAGTTTTAGATACTTGCCATGTAGAACTGGTACATTTAACGACTCCGTATCTAAATCCACATCATCTATCCTGGCATCTTGCTGCCACATTTCAATCACTTGTTCTATTTTCATAATTAAGTTTTTTCTATAGTATACAATTTGTACCTGAACGTAACTGTAGCCTTCAAGTACTCCACATCCGTAAGTGTACTATCAAATGACAAGTCAGACAACGATATTGGGAACATATCTTCAAAAACAACTCTCATATTTGCATTATGGTGACTAGAAAGTACCATTAAGGTTCCGTCACTGAACACTGCTGATGCATCTGACCTACCGATTGAGTTTTGTCTAACTAGGTTACCGTACTGATCAAATGTTTCAGGGAAACCTAATCCTCTTAGCCAGTCATGAATCTCAAGATAGTTACGCATATCTTCATCTACCATAAAGGTAATGTCGAGAGGCTCAAAGGACAACTTTGTACCTGGTGTTGGTAGCTTGACAAATGGGTCTTCGAGATCAAACTGACCAAGCGTCAGTGTAGGAAGACGTACATTCTGTACAAAGTAGTTTGTGTTGGGAGTACGCTCAAGTACAAATCGAAACCCGAGCGGGGATAGGTAGTTTGGGTTATCTGGTTGTTTATCTGTTGCTGGCATACTGTCACCTGTTGACTAATAATTGTCAGCCTGTATAATTGCGGTGTAGCCGCCCCAATAAGACTTACTATACTATTTATCCAGACAAAAAAAAGGGAGGCCGAAGCCTCCCTCAAAAACGCCCTTACGGGTCTTTTTATTACATCAGGTTCGTTACTGCAACAAGGCGGTAGTATACGTTCTTGTTGTTGAAGCTGATTGTACCATTGCCAGCTGTAGAGCCTTGAGCAAATGGGTTAGCAACCATTCCGTAACGAGTCTTGAAGCCGATCTTGGGCTGGAAAGTATCTTCGCCAACCGCACGAACCATTTGCAGCGGTACGTATGGGCAGTAGAAGATGCCAGCATCAAACGCGCTAGAGCCTTTGTAGCCAAGCGTGTAGTACTGGTTACCAGCAGCAGATGCGAAGTATGGATCGATGTAAACACGGATCCGACCATTCAGTACACCAGCAAATGTATTGCCAGTATCATCTACGTTAAGGTTAGCAGACAGAGCAGGAGTGTAATCAAGAACACCGGCCATCTGAAGAGCAGAAGCTACGTCAGAAGAACAGATCATGATGTTACCCTTGCCGCGACGAGTGTCTTTAGCAATTGCGTTAGCGTCACGCTCGATCTGGAAAATCAGACCCTTGAATCGCTCGACTGACCAACGACCGTTGGAGTCAACATCCAAGTTAAATGTACCAGCGCTTGCAACGTTTTCTTGTGCACCAGCAGAAGCTGTGTAGTTAATAGTACGTACAACTTCGCGGTTGATTTCAGCGAGGATCTCAGCAGACAAGATATTTGAAAGCTCGGTCTCAGCGTCGAGGCCGTGGATTGCTTTAAGGTCTTGTGCTAGTTCCATTGTGTACTCAGCTTTCAGAGCACGTGAAACAGCTGTAACGGCTACTTTCTCAATTGAGAACGCCATCTCGTTGAATCGGTTACTAGCGCCATCACCCAATGCTTCAGATGCAGTTGTTGGCATACCAGTCTCGACTGAGTAGGTGTTACCTACTGCGCGAGTAGTTGGATCAGTACCAGCCTGACCTACGCCTGGCCTACCTTCGCCATCGATAACAGCTTTAGAAGCAGTGTTACCAGAAGCAGAAGCACTAAACGAAGAATCAGCTTCGTTGTACAGAGCTTCAGCACCACCTTGGCTTGAGTAACGAGCGCGCATTGCAAAGATCAGTCCAGTTGGACCAGTCATTGGCTGTACGCCACATACGTCATAAGCAATCAGGTTTGGCATAGATCGTCGTACCAATGAAATCAGTACTGGATCAAAAAGGTCTACGTTACCAGAAGGTGAGGTAGCAGGAGCGGAAGAACCACCCATTGCGTTAGTAGGAGAGGATTCCCCTAATAGCGAAGGCATCTGGTATCCACCAGAACCCATTGCTGACTCACGAGCTGATCGCTCTTGGTTCTCTAAAAGTTGCGCAGTTACAGCACGACGATGATTATCTTTAATATCACCAAGATCGTTATGATCGAGTACTGGCTGCCACTTCTCGATAAGTTGTTCAGATAACATGATAGTCTCCTTCTAAATCTATCTAAAGTTATTTATAATATTACTTCTTTATGGATCTTGAAATGGCATTTACATAACCGGCCATCTCGGATGGTATAGTCTTCTCAGACGTTTCCTCCGCGAGAGGCTCATCGTCGTCCAACTGATATGATGATGTTACTTCTTCGCCTTTGCCAAAGTAGCTTTGCTTAACAATGTGTAGCTTGTTAGTAAAAGCATCTTCGTCGCTAAAATCAATTCCTTCTGCTAAGGTTTCGAATTTAGCTTTTTGAGTATCTGTCAGGCCATTGCTTACAGACTCAATTAATTGACCTCGGTCGTATTGTGCAACAACACCACGAAGCTCAACGTTCTTTTCGATTTGCTCGTTTAACTTAGTCTCGAGCTCATCAGTCTTAGCAGCAAGCTCTTCAACTACGTCGACCTTCTCATCAGGAATCTCTACGTAGTGATCTTCGAACAGACCTTTCAGACCCTTCAAGAAATCTTCGACCATCTCTGCTTTGAGGCCTTGCTCTACAGCAAGACGATTCTCTTCCATCCATTGCTCAACAACATAGTCGAGGTACTGGTCAAGATTCTCGGTCATCTCTTTACGTACAGTTTCAATCTCTTCGGAAAGCTCTGCTTCGAAGTTAACTGAAATCTTCTCCAGCTGCTCATTTACCTTAGCAACAACAGCTGCTTCGAAAATGGTAGTAGCTTTTTCTTTGAATTCTACGTTAAGGTCTTCAGCACCTTCAAACATAGCTGATACGTCTTCTGATACAGAAACGTCTTCTGATGTGATCTTTGGAAGGTCGCGAGCACTATGTACTTCTTCGATAGTACTTTCATCGAAGTCGACATCTTCCATCTTCATGCCAGCCATCATCTTACCGTAAGATGCTTTGAGTTGCTTAGTAGGCATCTCATTCATCTTGGACATCATGGCATTGATCATACCAGCCTTAGTGCCAGGCACCTTGACAGCAGTAGGAGAATCTTGTGGATCGTCCTCTACTTTCTTGTCGCCCTTACGTGGCTTAGCCTTTACAGATGTAGGCTCAGGTACTTCAGACGGATCACCCATTGACGCTTTAAACTCGTCAAGTTGCTCCTCTGAAGCCGTGTCAACAGATTCTTCAACCTGCTGATCAGTATTCTGAAACTCCACCTCTTGAATATCTTGTTCAGACATTTTATAACTCCTTTGAGTGGTCTATTGTTATTTATAAAAATTATAGATTGGACAGAAATTTGGACCAAACTTTTAGTTTAGTTTCTGTCAAATCCTTGGAAGGAGCTTTCGCGATTTCTTCCTTGTAATCGTTAATCGTAGCTTCTCGGATAATTCCATTATCCCATACCCATTCTTTGCCTTCCATAATACCTTCTACGAAAGCATCGGGTGCGGATGGATCTGCAACAATATCAGCAGCAGTAGCAAGATAGAAATCATTCTGTACTTCTGCAACACCGCTCTTGTTTTTAAGCGAACCCATTCCACGAGATGAAACACCCAAGCTGGCTCCTTCATCCATCAAGTTCTTCACAATACGACCCATAGGAGTCTCTGTCATAATCTTAGCCTTACCAATGAAGTTGTCGCCATCTCTGGTAAGTTCTTTGATCATATGGCTAACTCGATCCAAGTTAATCGTAGGACTAGTTGGATGACCAAGTTCCCCATATGCTCGATTTTTCGCTACGTTTTCTGTAACGTAACGACTTACTTCTTTATCAAGGACCTCGGCAGGATACATCCGACCATTTCGGTTCTTAATGTTAGCCTGCATGAACGGGCCCTTGATAAAATAGTCTTTGCCACCGTCTTCCTTTGCTTCTGCAATGTACTCGATGGACTCATTGATCTCTGTAATCAGCTTCATGCTCATTCTCCGGATACCTTGTGTAACTGTACAACAATATAACCGTTGCCGCCACTAAGAGCTACGTTGCAGTTAGCGGTGAGCTGGGCATCTGTCTCAAGACGGATACCTTGATAATCTTGTCCTCCAGATCCAGCAAATACAGCTACTGTATCACCACCACGTGAAACCGTCCATCGATTAGTACCATCTACCGACCATGCGATCTGACTGATTGACATTGAGTTGACTGTTTCACCAGCAGCTGCTGCAGTCGCTAAATTGAGCGTATCGGTTCCCGTGGCTCTAAGAACTACGTATCCGCCCGGCTTATTTTGGTTTGTTGTAATAGGCATTATATTTCCTTACGCATTCTGCATAGCGAAGTCGACCATAGTCATAAATGACGTCTCGCCTTTTTCTAATGAGTCTCTAAACTTCTTCGCGTTAGCTGGCTTAAGAGCATCGTGTACACTTA